CAGTAGGTTTATGCGATAGATGTGCGTTTGAATATCCTTTGCTAGATTTAAAAAAAGAATGGACTGGTTTTAAAGTTTGTTCTGAATGCTACGAACCAAAACATCCTCAACTAGAACCTCATACAGCCAAAGCTGATCCTGAGGCAATTTACCAACCAAGACCTGATACCGACAAAGAAGTAGGTGAAGGCTACGTTGTAGTGGTTTATACAGATATTTATAAACCTCATTATATGAACTCAGATATTATAGGAACAAACTTTACAGTTGATGAAATGACAGGTGGTGTTGGAGAGGTTACAATTATAACATCATGACTTTAGCAGAACTAAAAACACTTATACAAAATTTTGTTGAAAACGAAGAAACAACTTTTGTAAATACTTTAGATGATTTTATTTTAAATGCTGAAGAAAGATTGTTTCATTTAATACAGCTAGATTATTTTAGAAAAAATGTAACTGGTAATTTAACAACTGGAAACACATATCTTACAGCTCCTAGCGACTTTCAAGTTTCTTTTTCTTTAGCTGTAATAGATGGTAATGGCGACTATCATTATTTAGATAAAAAACATACAAGTTTTATGCGTGAATATGCAACAGATCCTACTGCTATATCAGAAAGAGGTAGACCTTTGTATTATGCAGATTTTGATAAGGAACTTTCTACAGGCTCTGACAATGGATCTACCCTTATAGTTTCTCCTGTTCCAGACCAAGATTATAATGTTGAATTGCATTATTTATATGAGCCAGCAAGTTTAACAACTCAAACATCTGGTACTTGGATTTCTCAAAACGCAAGAAATGCTTTACTATATGGATGCTTGGTTGAGGCTTACACTTTTATGAAAGGCGACCCCGACATGATGGCTCTATATGAGGACAGGTTCAACAAAGAAGTTGCAAGATTAAAGAATTTAGCCGAAGCAAGAGGAAGAAGAGACGAATACAGATACGATTCGTTAAGAACGCAAATAACTTAGTTTTATAAAAAAGGAGAAGATATGAAACCAATCAAGAAGCTTGAAGGTAAAACTGTAGCTATTGTCGGAATGGGCAAAAGCTGGTTTGACTATAACTTAGCAAAATCACATGGATCACACTTTGATGAAGTTTGGGCTATCAACGCGGTGGCCTCTGTTATTTATCATGACAGAGTTTTTATGATGGATCCAGCATCTAGGTTCTTAGATGGAGATGATGCAGGTGGTCAAACTGATAGTATGGCTAAGCTTCTTACTGAGCATCAAGGTCCAATTTACACATGCGAATTAGATGATCGTTGTCCTGGCTTAGTGGAATATCCAATTGATGAAGTATTAGCTGGATGCGGATCTCATTATCTAAACAATACTGTTGCTTATGCAGTAGCATTTGCTTTATGGAACAAGGTTGGAAAAATTAAAATGTTTGGAATTGATTTTAGTTATAAAGGTAATTTGCATTTTGCTGAAGCAGGTAGAGCTTCTGTAGAGTTTTGGTTAAGCAAAGCTATGTTTAATGGCATTCAAGTTGAGGTTGCTGCTACTAGTTATCTTCTTGATACAGCTGTTCCAGCTGACGAAAAACTTTATGGCTACCATCGTTTAGATGATCCTTTGGTTGTTATTACAGATGAAAAGGGAGTCTTGATTGCTAAAAAAAGAAGCCAACTGCAACAATTTAAACGAGAACAAGAACCCGTTTTGATTGATAGAAATGATACTCATCTTAAAAAAAATAAAGTAGGAGAACCAAATAAATGGTAATGAGTTATAAAGCTGGACCTGAGCTAGGCATTATTGAAGTTCATACAACAGAAGAAGGAGGGCATCCAGTTGATTTTTGGGCAAAGCTTTGCGTAGAAAAAATTATACAAGTAAGCGAAGAAGCTCCAGAAAAAGTTCAAGAACAAGTTCAAGAGTATAAAGATAACATTACAAAAGTTATTGAACAATATATGCAAAATGCTATAAAATCTGATAGGATTACAATTAATAATAAATTAGATAAAGAAGGTTTAACTCAAGCTTCTGATTTAATTAGGAAACTATAATTATGGCAATTACATCAACACTTACAACAAGCTTCAAAACTGAGCTTTTAAAAGGCAATCACAACTTTACAGCAGGTACTGCTGGCGATACTTATAAGCTTGCTTTATATACTTCATCAGCTACTTTAGGAGCTACAACAACTTCTTTTACTACTACAGGTCAAGCATCTGGTACTAACTATACATCTGGTGGAGCTGATTTAACAAACGTAACTCCAACAAGTTCTGGTACTACTGCGTTTTGTGACTTTAATGATTTAACCTTTGGTACAGCTACTATTACTGCTAGAGGTTGTATGATTTATAACTCAAGCGATTCAAACAAATCAGTTGCTACAATTGATTTTGGTGGTGATAAAACTTCAACTGCTGGAGACTTTACCATAGTCTTTCCTGCTGCTGCTTCTTCTACTGCTATTATAAGAATTGCTTAACAACAACCAAACGTCATGTTTGGTGATGAAGCAGCTAAAAAGTTAGTTAAAGATTATTCGTTTAATACTTTATTAGATATTGGATCTGGTCCAAAATCTGCTGCGTATTCTTTTTTTTCAGAAAATAATAAAACGATAACTCGTCAAGATATCAATCCTGATTATCAACCTGATCTATTAGGCGACTTTAATAATCTAGCAATAGTAGATCAATACGATTGCGTATGGTGTTCGCATGTTCTTGAACATCAACTCAACGTCAATCATTTTCTTACCAAAATATTTCATACTCTTAAAGAAGGTGGCGTATTAGCAATAACGGTTCCTCCGCTAAAAGAGGAAATAGTAGGTGGTCACGTTACTTTATGGAACGCAGGACTTCTTTTATATAATTTAATCTTAGCTGGCTTTGATTGTAAAAATGCTGCAGTCAAAAATTATGGCTACAATATAAGTGTTATAGTAGAAAAGAAAACAGCAATATTGCCAAATCTTAATTATGATACTGGCGATATAAATGCTTTAAATGAATTTTTTCCGTTAGGCGTATATGAAGGTTTTGATGGAAATATACAAGAATTAAATTGGTAGCAAATGGCAATAATTAACGGTTGGGGTAGAGGCGAATGGGGCGAAGGAGCTTGGGGTACCGCTTTACCTGTTACCCTTACAGGCTTTGAAGCGACAGGTGCTGTAGGTTCTTTAACTGTAATTGGTCTTGCTAATGTAACTGTTAACGGTCAAGAAGCTACAGGTGCAGTAAGTGGCGTAGGCGTTAACGGTAACGCTGTTGCAGTATTACCATCTATCGTATCTTCTGTTGGTACTCCAAGCGTTCTTACAAATGCAGACGCTAACGTTACTCCTACAGGTCAAGAAGCAACAAGTGCAGTTGGTACAGTAACCGTTACAGGTATTGCTAATGTTGATGTAACAGGTCAAGAAGCTACTGCAAGTGTTGGCTCTGTAACCGTAATTGCTAAAGCAGATGTAGATGTTATAGGACAAGAAGCAACAGGAGCAGTAGGAACCGTTGCGATTATTGGACTTGCAAATGTAACTCCGACAGGTCAAGAAGGCACATCTGCACTTGGTACTGCAACAGTTGACGCTGCAGCAAATGTAAGCGTTACAGGATTTGAATTAATCTCTTCTGTAGGTACTGTTGCAACAATAGGAAAAGCCAACGTCACACCTACAGGGCAAGAGGCAACAGGTAACGTAAGCGGGGTTGGCGTAAATGCTCAAGCGGTAGCGGTTCTTCCGTCTATCGTTTCAAGCGTTGGAACGCCTACTGTATTAACCAACGCAGATGCAAATGTATTCCCTACAGGTCAAGAAGTAACAGGCTCTGTAGGATCTCCTACCGTTACAGGTATAGGAAATATTACAGTTACAGGAGTAGAAGCAACTTCTGTGTTAGGATCTATTACTGTTCTATTATCAATTAAAGTAAATGTTACTGGACAATCTGCAACAGGCTTTGTTGGCTCTCTAGCGGTATCTGGTAAAGCAAACATTACGCTTACTGGAGTTAGCGCAACAGGCCAGGTGGGCAAACTTTTAATATGGTCACGTATTGATGAAAGTCAAACTCCAAACTATACTACTATAACTGATACGCAATCATCTTCTTTTTCAGAAATAGATGACACTCAAATACCAACTTGGGAAGAAGTAGCGTAGAATAACAAACAGAGGCAATATATGGCAACTTATGTAAATGATTTAAGACTCAAGGAAATCGCCACAGGTGATGAGTCAGGAACTTGGGGAACAAGTACCAACACCAACTTAGAACTGATTGCGGATGCCTTTAGTTACGCAACCAAAGATTGTTTTGCATCAGACGCTGATGCAACTGAAACTATGGCAGACGGTGTTGCTGATGAAATTAGAAGTCTTTATTTAAAAGTAACCTCATCAGCTACTTTAACCGCAACTAGAACTTTAACTCTAGCACCTAACACTGTATCTAAAACTTGGATTATTGAAAACGCTACAACTGGCGGTCAATCCATAAGCATTTCTCAAGGTTCAGGTGCAAATGTCACCATTCCAAATGGCGATACAAAAATTATTTATACAGACGGAGCAGGAGCAGGAGCTGCTGTTACTGACGCTTTTGCTAACTTAAATGTTGGTGATTTAACTGCTACAAACATAGCAGGAACTTTATCTACAGCAGCACAACCTAACATTACAAGCGTTGGTACGCTGACAGGTTTCACATCAACTGGTATTGACGATAATGCAGATGCTACTGCTATAACTATTGATAGTAGTGAGAATGTTACTTTTACAGGTACTGGACAAGCAACAAGACTTGGTTTGGGTGTTGCACCACACGCAACAGCAGCACTTAGCATTACAACCACAGACCAACATATACGATTAAATAATGGTGCAGAGCTTGGTATTATAGAATTAGATTCTGATGGTAAGATAAACATTTGGGCACATGGTGATGGCGAAACTATTAATCTAAAGACTGGTACTGGCTCGGGTACTGATGTTCTTAGTGTAGTTGGAAATAATGTTGGAATTGGTACAACTTCAATAGATGAAAAACTACACGTTCAAGTTGCTTCAGGTGATGCTGCATTAAAACTAGAAGATGCTACAAGTTATATGCGAATAGACCAAAACTCTATAGGTGCAGACACTGTTTTAAGATTTAAAACGGGCAGTAGTCTTGATGAGAGAATGAGGATTGATAGTTCTGGAAATGTTGGAATTGGTACGACTACTTCAGGTCATCCTTTAGCAGTTCAGGCTACTAGTGCAACCAACCCCCAATTACACTTTGAAACATCAGCTTATGGAAATGCATATGGAACAAAGATTCTTGTGGCTAGTACGAATGAGGCAGGAACAACATCTTCTTTTTATAACCTCTATAAAACAACAGCTTCTGTAAATGGAAGGTCAGATGTTCAACAGCATCTTTCTTTTGTTGGTAGCAGTGCAGCATCTGATTATCAATACTGGTCTACTGGTGGCTCAGAACGCATGAGGATTGATGGTTCTGGAAATGTTGGAATTGGTACGACTAGTCCTTCTGGAAAATTACATGTTAACACTGGAGCTAATACTACTGAAGGTGCTCCACATCTAAGACTTGAAGGTGCAGGTTATTCAGGATTCCACTTCTTAGATGGTACTGCATATTATATAGGTCAAAATTCTGCTGGAAGAGCTTTAAGAATATACTCAAGTGCAGAAACGGCAGGTGTTAATTTAGCAGCAGGTGGAACTTCTTGGGGTACTTTTTCAGATGAAAGGCTAAAAGAAAACATACAAGACATAGGCTCTGTAATTGAAAAAATAAAAGATATCAGATGCGTTACTTATAACAGAAAAGATGTTGATGATGAAAATAAAATTGAGACTATAGGTTTTATAGCACAAGATTTTATTGGTAAGTTTGACCAAGTATTAGATGAGTCAAAAGTTTTAGATTCAGATGAAGAAACTCGTTACTCTATAAAATATACAGAAACAATACCAGTATTACTTAAAGCCATCCAAGAACAACAAACAATAATAGAGTCATTAGAGGCTCGTATAACAGCTTTAGAAAGCTAATAAACCAAGAGGAAAATAAAAATGGCAATATCATATACATGGGATGTAAACACAGTAGATGTATACCCTACTGACGAAGGACACAGCGATGTGATTTATAACGTGCATTGGAGATTAAACGCTACCGATACTGAAGTCGATGCAGAAGGTAATCCTTATGTTGCTTCAGTCTATGGTACTCAAGTATTAAACACATCTGATCTTTCAAACTTTACAGACTTTGACAGCGTGACAAGCTCACAAGTACAAGGTTGGGTCGAAGGTGCAATGGGAGCAGAAGAGGTGCAATCTTTAAAAGATAACCTTGATGCAAACATAGCAGGGCAAATCAATCCAACATCTGTAACTATGGAACTAGTTTCTTAATTTAATCTTAGAGAGAGGAGAAGATAATGACTGAAGAAGCAACAGTAACGCTAGACGGACAAGAGCTAGAGGTAAAAGACTTTAGCGATCAACAAAAATATCTGTACAATCAGATGGTTGATTTAAAAACTAAACAAGGTCGAATCAATTTTGAGCTTGATCAAATAAACGCATCTTTAAGTGTGTTTGAAAATGCTTTTAAGGAGTCTTTTAAAGAAGAACCTGAAGAAGCTGAAACCGAGGAAAAGTAGTATGGAAGTATTAATACCATTAGCAGTCGTATCAGCAGTAATAGCTTGGTCTGTAAAAAGATTCAAACCTGAGCTTTGGAATAAAATAGTTTCTAAATTCAAAAAATAAAAATGAATGGAAGCTGTTGTCCAATTAATAAATGAGGTAGGCTTCCCAGTAGCAGCGGCCCTAGGATTAGGGATGTTTATATGGAAGCTTATCAATAGAATTATTGATGGGATGGAAACAAAGTTAGATACCTTAGATGATAAATTAAACTCTTCACTTGTAAACCTAGAAGAAAGACTGGGAGGAAAGCTTGACTCTCAGCATGGGATATTGGTTGCTCTCATTGACAGAGTAAGAAGCTTAGATAACGAAATTATCAGGCAAGATACTATGATTAAAACAATCTTAGGTGTACCTCAGTTAATAAATAGCGATAAGATTGCCAAGGCTGACAGAGATGATCAAAGAAAAGACTGATTGGATGTTTATATTTGGAATTATTGGACTGATAATAACCATTATTATTTCTATGTTTGCTCACGGCGATGAGATGGTGCATAAATTTAAAAGCCCAAGCTTTTCGGGTACAGGTACATCTGCTCATTATTTAACAATAGAGAATCAAGAAACAAGCAGAAAAGAAGCCATTAAAGCTGAAATAAAAGCTTATCAAGAAGAACTAGAAAGAGAAGCCAACAACACAACGCTAGCAAGATTTATTAGAAATTTAGAAAGCAGAATTTATGCGCAGCTTAGTAGGCAGCTTGTTGATAATTTATTTGGTGAAACTGCCAATACTTCAGGCACACTAGAACTAGAAGGTAATACAATAGAATATTCAACCGATGGTGAATACATAACTTTAAATATAACAGATGCAGATGGAAACACGACTGAAATCACTTTGCCTATTGGGGATTTTTCTTTCTAGCTGTAGCACCCTAGACAATTACGCTATACCGTTTACTAGCGTCAAACAATCAGAGGTTGGACAACTAATCAATCAAGACCTGGCTAACACAGGCGTGCCTTTTGTAAAACTTATTGTTGCTGTTTATCCCACAAGCTTTATTGATCATACAGGACAACGTAGAAGCAACAGTTCCTTTGCAACCTTTAGCACAGCAGTAACTCAAGCACCTTATGCATATTTAATTAGAGCCTTAAAACACGCAGGTAAAGGTAATTTTTTTGATGTGGTAGAAAGAGTTGGTTTAGATAATTTAACCAAAGAAAGGCAGCTTATTAGATCAACAAGAAAAGACTTTGATGAAAAAAAAGATTTGTTACCTTTGGCCTTTGCAGGATTGCTTATGGAAGGTGGTGTGATAGGATATGAAAGTAATCTTAAGTCAGGTGGTCTTGGTGCAAGATACTTAGGTATTGGAGCCACAAAAGAGTACCGACAAGATACAGTTACGGTTTCACTAAGAACTGTTTCTGTTAGTACGGGCAAAGTTTTAACAGAGGTATTGGTTACCAAAACCATACTTAGCGTTTCGCTAAATCAAGATGCCTTTCGATTTATCTCTGATAACACAGAGTTAATTGAAATAGAAAACGGTATCACCGAAAACGAATCTATAAACATTGCCCTACAAAATGCAATAGAAACCGCAGTTTTAGAAACCATCAAGCAAGGAGTTGTACTAAATTATTGGAAAATAAAATGAAAAAATTATTAGCATTGTTTTTAATAGGTTCTGTGTATGCAGACAACGAGGTGTATGTTGATCAAGTCGGAGCAACCTTTAACTTAGACATAGAGCAACTTGGCTCATCAAATTTAATTGGTGGTGCAGATGCTATATCAGGAACTATGACCCCACTTGATTTAGATGGTACTACAATGACTTTAGATATAAATCAAATTGGTGATACAAATAAATTTTTAGGTGACATAACAGCAGACACATTCACAGGTTTTTTTGAATTTGATGGCGATGGAAATACTTTTAATATACAAGTTGACCCTACAAATACTTATGGTGCAGATAATGGAAACTTTAATGTAGATGTTACAGGCAGCAGTAATACTTTTACTTTAGATGTTGCAACCAATGATCTTGCTAGCACCTTAGATTTGGACTGGATTATTCAAGGTGATAGCAATGTTTTTGATTTTGATATTGACTATGACTTAGCAACAAACTATGTTGATGTAGATGGAGATTCAAACACAATTAATTTTGATGCAGATGGATATTCAGGTGGATATTTCTATCTTGATCACACAGGTAATTCTCGGACTTTTAACATAGATCAACAAAGTACATTAGCAAGTGATTGGTTACAAATTAATTCAAGTGGCAACAGTGGTACTGTTTGCGTCATTCAAAGTGATGGCGGAACAAGCACAAGTTGTTAATATTGGTGATGTATCAGAGCTAACAGGCAATGCACAAGTATTAAGAGATAAGCCTTATGTGGCTGAATTAGATTTTAATATTCAGCAAAATGATAATGTAGAAACTAGTAATGGCAGGATAGCTATAAAGTTTCTTGACGATTCCACAGTAAAACTTACCGAACATTCACAACTTACCATAGATGAATATATCTATGACCCCAATCCATCAAACTCTAAACTTGCTTTAAATTTTGCTAGCGGTACTGCTAGATTTATCACAGGACAACTAGGCAAAATTAATAAAGAAAATATAAATATACAAACGCCTACTGCAAATATAGCTATCAGAGGTACAGATTTTACAGCAACAGTAGATGAGTTAGGTCGCAGTCTAATAATTTTATTACCTGATGCAGACGGAATATCTAGTGGCGAGATTATGGTTACCACTGCTATGGGTACTGTGTTGTTGAATAAGCCTTACGAAGCAACTACAACAACCGTATTTGAAAGTACGCCAAGCAAACCAGTAATATTAGACCTAACATTAGACATTATTGACAATATGTTAATAGTGCAACCACCAAAAGAAGAAGTTTTTAAACAAGAAGAAAGTTTAACATCTTCTGACAATGTATTAGATGTAGATTTTTTAGAATTTGACGGTTTAGATGCTGATTACTTTGCAAAAGACGAATTACAATTTACCGAGTTAGATATCAACTTTCTTGATGTAAATTTTTTTGAAGATTTATTAAAAATTATTGATGAACTAGATAAATTAAATGAAGATGATTTGGAACAAGAGCAAAGTATTACGAGAATCACTGGAACATCAGTAGGTCAAGATGCAACAACTCAAATTATAACTTTGGTACAAGGTGAGTTAATTAGTTTGCGTAGAAATGTTGAGCAATCAGTACAAGTTGATTTAAACTCTAGTCAAGGTTACACAGTTATTTTTATACAAAACGGTGTTTCAAATACTGTGAAAATTAATGGTGGAGGTGATTCAGTGATAAAAATTGTGCAAGGTTCATGAAAAAAACACTCATACTCATAGCACTTATGTTTGGATTATCATTGCTCATGGTATATCAGACAGCACTTTATCAAACTTTAAAGCTTAAAACATTTGATGCTTTAATCCCAAAACAAGAGCCAACTGGGTTCTTTACAATACTTAACATAACTGAAGAAGATGTTATCAAAGAAGGCGGTTATCCGTTTCCACGATCAAGACTTGCAGAGATACAAAAAAAACTTTATGGCAATGGTGCTATAGGTGTTGGTTGGGTCATAGCTTTTACTGAAAAAGATAGGTTTGGTGGAGATGCAGATTTTGCTATGTCTATGCGTATGACTTTTCCTACTGTCTTGGGTATGTTTAACAACGAAAGCAATAATTATCCACCAACCACAGGCACTGTCATTTTAGGAGAGAATATACAAGGCATAAAAGCTAATGGAGTAAGACAAAATATACCTATGTTTCAAACATCAGCATCACAAGGCGTAGCTTCTGCACCTACAGATGTTGATAATTTAGTAAGACAAATACCCTTGTTAATGCAAACTCCCAATGGTTGGGTTGCATCTTTTGGTACTGAAGTTTTAAAAACATTAGCACAACAAAAAACTTACATTATTAAAGGTTCAGAAAACGGAATTGAAGAAATATCTGTTAAGGGAATACCTCCTACAAAATTAGATAAGTTCGGTAGACAATGGATTAGTTGGGTAGATACGCCACAAACAACATTGCAAGAAATGGATGTTAAAGGCAAGTTTGTTTTTGTTGGCGTTACAGCTAAAGGTGTTATGCCACAGATAGCAACACCAGTTGGTCTTTTAGAACCACATAAAATACAAGCTGCATTATCTGAATCTATATTGCTTGAAAACAGTTCTTATGTACCAAACTGGAATTTAACAGCAGAATTGGCTGTTTTTGTGATATTAGGTTTACTAACATGGCTTTTATTAAACTCTTTAGGTATAACATGGGGTTTAGTATTAACCATAATATTACATTTCACAGTGGCTTATGTTGGTTTTTATTTAATATCAAAAGGTATATTAATTGATGTTACATGGTCTTTGATTTCAGGGTTTATTATTGCATCAACGGCTTTTTATCTAAGGTTTAGAGAGCAATACAAACTTAGACAACAAATCAAGAAACAATTTGAGCATTACCTAGACCCAAGACAGGTCAAACAATTGCAAAAGAATCCTGATCTTTTAAAACTCGGTGGAGAGAAAAGAACTTGCACATTTTTGTTTACTGATCTAAGGGGTTTTACCGCATTGTCTGAATCTGTTACGCCTGAAAAAGTTACTTATATTATGAATAAGGTATTAACTGCACAACAAATAGCCGTACAAAAACATGGTGGAATGGTAGACAAATATATAGGTGATGCAATGATGGCAATATTTAACGCACCTTTAGACTTGCAAAATCATAGCAGAGTTGCTTTAGATTGTGCTGTAGATATTTTGCAAAACATTAAAGACCTGAATAAAGAATTAAAAACAGAGGGTCTGCCAAGCATTGCAATAGGTATAGGAGTTAATACAGGAGAAGCAATCATAGGAAATATGGGTAGTAAAAATAGATTTGACTATACAGCTATTGGTGATGCAGTAAATATTGCAGCTAGGTTAGAAAGTGCTACAAAAGAAAGAGAAGTTGATATGCTTATTGGCGAACAAACAGAATCTTACTGTGGGTACCATTTACAACCTTTAAAGCCTATAATAGTCAAAGGCAAAGCAAAAGCACTAAAAATATTTACATGGAAATAAATGAAATTTAATTTAATAAAAAATGTAGTAGGAGCCATAGCACCAACGCTAGGCTCTGCTTTGGGTGGACCATTGGGCGGACAAGCAGCTTCTGTTGTTGCACAGGTTCTAGGCTGTTCTCCTGAACCAAAAGCCATCAATCAAGCCATTCAATCAGCTACACCCGAACAAATGCTTGAACTAAAAAAAGCCGAACAAAACTTTGAATTACAAATGAAAGAGCTAGATGTAGATATATTTAAACTAGAAACAGCAGAAAAACAAGACGCTAGAAAAAACTTTAGTAAAGATTGGACAGCTAGAGTTATGGGTATTGCTGTTGTTGGTGGATTTATGGGTTATATATTTTTAGTAACTTTACAACCACCCGAACAAAATTCTGAAGCTTTAATTAATTTAGTGTTAGGATATTTAGGTGGGTTGGCGTCAGCAGTTATATCGTTTTACTTTGGAGCAT